TCTGGGTGATGGTGAGCAGTATCTGGGCGATGCCCGGCATGGCGTGAAGCAGGTTGCCGATAATACCGAACAGGTTGCCGAACACGTTACCAAGCTGTTGCACGTCATCGACGGCGTTGCGCATGAAAACCGAGAAGCCGCCGCTCTTGATGGCGACAGTGATCCGGGCGGCGAGGTTGTCCATGACGCGGGCTGTCCCCGTCGCCAGCTTGTTGAATTCGCCGGTCTTGGCGTTGACGATCGCCAGTCCCTCACCGAACAGCTGGTACACGTCCGGCCGGACCGCCTGGTGCATCTTCTCCAGGTTGCGGGTGAACGGCGGGATCGTCTTCCCGGTCGCATCCATCGCCGTGTGCATGTTCTGCACCTGGCGGACGACCAGCTTGAACGAGTCCGAGCCGGCCAGGGCGAATGCACCGAGGGCGATCGTTGCCGGGATGACGATCGCCAGGACTTCAGCGAGAACATCTACTAGCAGGTGCAGGGTACCGATACCGACGATAAATCTCGGTATCCAGCCGAAACTCTGCCCGCCGAACAGTGGGACTTTCGTCTTATTGCCCAGGATGCCCCACAGTCCGGTGAACCGGAAGACGGTCTGATTCGCGTCTTGCAGCTTGGACTCAGCCCGCTGCGCCGACGCCTCCACGCCCAGCAGCGCCGCCTGCACCTTCGTCGCGCCCAGCAGCGTGATCTCCGGGGTGACCCGCTTATCGAGCCGGTTCAGCAGCAGCACGGTGCGGGTGAGCTGCGCCTGCACGCCAGGGTCGGTCACTTTCAGGCGCAGTTCATAGATCCGCTTGGTCAGCGCATCGAGGTAGACACGCAGGTCCGCAGCGGCTGCCTTCGCCGCATCGGTCTGCGCGGTGATCTTGACCTTCCGGTCCATCCCCGCCATGGCAGTCTTCAGCTGCGCGTCAGCCTCGGTGCGGAACCCATCGGACGTGGGCCTGATCCTCACGAAGGCGTTAGCCAGCGCGAAGGCATCTGGCACGACTCACCCCCGGGTCAGGTCAGGCGGGGATCTGCTCGGCTGCGGCCCGGACAGTGGTACGGCGGCCATTACGTGACCGCTTTGTGTCAGCGATGCGGATAGCGCCCATGACAGCGTCGAGCACCATCAGGAGGTCATCCATCTTCTTGGCGATCATGTCCTCCTGGAAACGCCCCCAGTCATCGGGGTGGACCGAGTCCTCCAGGATGGCGTGCGCCGAGGCCATCGCCCGGCGGTTCCCCACATCGTTGTCGCCGGTTTCGACTGCCCGTGCGTACTGCATCAGCGGCCAGATGCCGACCTTGGGGGCGAGCTTGTATTCGGCCCCCATCAGCTTGAACGTGGCCGGCTCAGGCTTGGACTGCCGGGCAGGAGTCGCCCGGCCTTTCGGCGGCGTGGTAGTGCGGGTGTTCGACATGTACGGCCTGCCTGCGTGGGGAGGACGGGCGCGGTGCCATGCGCACGCCCTGTTCTCAACCCGGAGGCCGGGGAATTGCTGCCAGGCTACCATGACGGCCATGATCAGGCTCGTGTGCGGGCACAAGGGGCGTCGCCGGGCTGTCACCGTGTTCGCCTACGACGGGCCGCTGCCCGTCCCCGCCACATACACGCCCCGGGGCCGTAGCTCAAGCCTGGAGCTGCGGTGCCGGTACTGCGGGTTCGCGCCCCGGCCTGGAGATGAGGGCCTGCGGGCCTTGCTGGCTGCTGCTGCCGGGCTGCCCCGCATGACCCTGGACATCAACCCCCGCTTACAGGTGGTATTCCTTGCCGTCCACGGTCCACATCAGCGCCGTAGGCAGGAACGGGATGTCCCGCTTGATCTGCCTCGCCGGCGGGTCCAGGAACCGGCCATACCACAGGGCCGCAACATCGGCATACGGCCCGATATGGTCCTGGTCCACGCTCGACTGCACCGACGCCTTCAGCCGGCCAGGAACGCCGATATAGCCTTTCTTGGCCCACCGGGGAATGGGTGTGCGGCGGCCACGGATGGGCGCGATGGCGCGGGCCACGTCCTCAACTTCGCTGGCGATCCGGGGCAGCAGCGCCGCGTCCACTTCCAGGATGTATAGCGACAGTGCGTAGGCGTCCCATGCGATATCAACCATCTTCGTCCTCCTCCGCCTTCAGCTTCATGGACGCTTTGTACTCCCGCAGCGCCGCCAGGGCGTCAGCCTCCGGTGACCCCTCATAGCTAAGGTCCACAAAGAACTCCTGGCGGGCCTCCTCGTCGCGGCCTTCGAGGCATATCGCCAGCGCCAGATTACAGGCTTCACGGGCAGTCAGGCTGGTCAGGCCACGCGCCGACGTACGCAGCAGGCCGCCGTCGATCTCTTCCAGGCTGCCAGCCAGATAGCCGAGCAGCCGCATCGCCGGCCAGAAATTCCGGGCGCAGGTGTACTCAACGACAGCTTTGGCCACCGCCTGGATGTCGTCAAAAGAGGCTTTGGCGGTGAACGCGGCGGCGCTGAACCCGGCGAAATCCACCAGGCAGTCCTCCAGCAGTCGGTGCATGGCGGCCAGGGCCACGCCCTCCTGCTCCTCTTCCGGCTTGGACTGCAAGTCCGCGAGCACATAGCGCAGCAAGGCCGCGAGCGGGTCGGAGCGGATCTTCCACTGCTGCCCGGCGAACGTGATCTCAGGCGGGCCGGCGTAGCCGGCCAGTTCGCGGAGTTCGTCCTCGGTCACGGGTTCTTGGTGTAATACGGGGTGCCTACCCGTAGCGCCTTCCCCGCGATGATCTGCTCGTCCTGCGTGGTGTAGCTTGCCGCCGAATAGGCCATCAGAGCCTCAGCCGTGGTGCCCCGCTGCTTAGCGATCCGGTTCCACGACGCCGGGAACTTCACCACATGCCGGTACGGCGGGCCACCCGAAGGCGGTGGCGTGGGCGGCTTCACCACCGGCCGGGGCCACTGGCCATAGTCAGCGCCGTGGGAATGGTCCACGTCCACCGACACCCCGCCGACGCTCACCGTGAGACCCTGCATGATCTGCGGGGTCCAGTTAGCGGTCACCCAGTTGTTACCAGACCAGGCGATCGTGCCCCACACCCGCTTAGCCTTCCCCGCTGCCCGCGCCCGCGACGTGGGCCAGAAGCCGCCGTAGATGTTGCGGCCCCGGTCATCACCCATCACCGACGCACACCCATCCAGGTAGGCGTCGATCGCCGCCTGGTCCCCCGGCGGCGCGTCATAGTCGCAGGCGAAATAGACCGGGATCGTGGGCATGCCGAGCGCCTTCACCACCGCGTTCGCGTGCGTAGCATCGGTCACGCCCGCCGAATGGCCGCCCTTCATGCGCTCCGCGCCCTCCTCGGCCACAACAACCACCGACAGGCCAGCGGCGAGCAGGGCGGTCAGCTCACCCTTGAGCAGGTTCTTGCCGTTCGTGTCATTGACCGGCAGCGCCGAAGTGTAGCGGGCGGCGAACACGACGCCGGCTGTCTTCATGGCAGCGATGCTGGGATGGGGATTGAACGCGTAGTCAATTCCGAAGGACACGACGGCCTCCCTTGGTGGCTGGGGGCAGCCTAGCGCAGTCGCTTAAAATCCACCTCGCCATAGCGGCCCAGGAACTCCAGTGCCCAGTCGATCTTGTCCTCCACGCGCCCGCCTCTCGGCTGGCTGCCACTCCATAGCTCCAGGTTGGAGGGGTCGTTGTCGGTCTTGATCGTGTTCTTGTGGTGAACCTCTTCGCCCGACAGGAGCTTGCGGCCAAGCATTTTCTCCATAACGAGACGGTGCTCAAGCTCAGTCTTACTGCCGTGCTTGATCACCATGTAGCCACGACTGTCGATGCCGCGCCAGCCAGCGCCGTTGGCGGCGCGGCGCATGGGCGCTTCGGGATCGCCATACCTGTGCCAGCGCTCATAGTGGCTATAACACCAGCCCCGCGCCGCCGGAGGCTTAGGGCAGCCCTCTATCAGACAGCGCTCTGGTAGCTGCTCGCGCATACGTGGCCGGCCACCGAGAGGATCACCGTGCCGCTTCCAGCGCATGTAGTGCGCCAGGCAATAGGTGTGCGTGGCGGCAGCGCGGGCGCAGCCCTCCACAGTGCAGACACTTGGCTGGCGCTCCTGGGTGCGGCTTCCACCCAGAGGGTCGCCATACAGCATCTGACGACGGTAGTGATTCCGGCATAGGCCCTTGGCATAGTGCGCGCCAGGGCAGTCTGGTATTTCGCATGCTCGGGTAGCGGCCATGTCCCCAAGCGTATACGAACTTTGTGACTGGAGTCAAGACCCCAGGCTCACCCGTATCCCGCAGTGGGATCATACTTAATTACGGCCGTTGACGCTTTCCAATTGGCTTTGACCGAGATCGCTTCGGCAATACCACCCGAAACCTGAAAATCTGGAAGTATCTGTCCATACCAATACATATTAGGATCGGCCACAGTGTTTGGGTATAGATAGAAGTTTCGTGCTACACCGTCACGGGCTGCGGTATAGATCTGCCGGCTCGCGTCGTCGTAGAACCCAGTGAAGTCACCGGATGCGTCGGGCAGGCCCGAGACGTAGATCTTGTTGGCGTCACCGAACGCCGTGACCTCGGGCTGGTCAACCGTGAAGTTCAGGTTCCAGTTGGTCAGGAACGCGATCGGGGAAGCGACAGCGCCCGAGGCGATGCCCATGTAGACGAAACCGGACTTGCCGTGAATCCGGGCCACAGCCGCACCTCACTCCAGGTGGAGGATTGCGGCCTCGGGTCTATCTTAGCGGGAAGAATCGGGAAGTTCACTCCCCGTTGAGCAGCCATCTGTCGAGAAGACACCGGGCGTAGACGACCCGGCCTTTGGCTTTGAATGAGAGCGGCCCGTCGCCGAGGCTGCGCCAGTTGGCCAGTGTCTTCGGCTGGGCGCGGACGTGAGCGGCAGCCTCGGTCTCGGTGAGCCATTCGACCCGGTGCATCTCGCTGCCGCAGGCGTCGCAGCACGGTACCGGCTGGTAACCCTCAGCCCATGCCTGGTCCACGCATACCTCACAGGCGGCCGGTCAGGCTCTCATTTTATCCCGGCCACCATGAGCCGGTCGGCTGAGCCGTTGACATCGGTGAGGTGGTCGTGAATCTCGGCCACCAGGGGGAACCCGGCGTCCTGGATGGCGGCGAACAGCGCCGGCCTGGTGAGCCAGAAAGACTGCTCGTTCCCCCACGCGGACCACGGGTGGCCAAGGTCACCTTCGATGTACCAGTGGCCTTCGTAGCCCTCGTTCTCGCTGCCGCCCCGCCCCGAGACGTGGGTCTGGACGATGAGCAGCCGCCGGGTGACTGCCGCGAGGCTGTGCAGGAGCTTCACTGGCTGCTCCATGTGGTAAAGCAGGCCGCAGCAGAATACCGCGTCGAACGGGCCGTAATCTTCAATGTTCCGCACGTCGTCGCAGTAATAGGTCACGTTCGGCAGCCCCGCCATGTGCTTCCAGCACTGCTCGACGTTCTCCGGGCGGGCGTCGATACCGGTCGCCTCATATCCATGATGGGCGAATTTCAGCGTGTAGGCCCCATGCAGGCAGCCGAGGTCGATGACCGACGCCCCTGGCTCACAGACGGCGGCCAGGAGCCGCAGCGCCGCAGCGGCCCGGCCTTCAGCGGCGTCGTAGGTCTGCCCGCCCGGGTCGTCGCGGGGCGGGACTGGCAGCAATGTCATGCCCCTGCTGCGGGCTGGCCCCACTTCGTCAAACCACTCGCGTGGGATGACAGGCATTTACAGCTCGTCCAGCGCCTGGAGCAGGTTCTGGAGGTTGGCCGCGAAGGTGCGGGGCCGGACTGCTGCCCGCGCCGCCAGCGCCGCCTTCTCCCGCTCGTCGTCGTGGCTGAGCCACCAGTGCAGCTGCTCGGCCGCGTCTTCGGGGCTGACGTAGGTGGGCAGGATGCCATCGAACAGCTCGTCCGATTCGGGCCGGGGCTCGCGCAGGAAGAACAGCCCGCACGCGGCCATCTCGATCTCTCGCGGCCCGGCCGCCCAGCCTTCATGGGTGTCGTCGTCGTCTTCGCGCCGGTACATGTTGAAGCCCACCTTGGCGGACTTGTAGATCCGGGTGGTGAGCGCGTTGTCCACGCATTCGTTCCGCTCATGCGACAGCAGCTGCATCAGCGGGTCGCTTTCCTTCACCATCGCCCAGTTGCCGCCGAACGTGGTGTCGATCCCCTCGAACGCGCCGAGCGCCACCATCTTGGAGAAGAATTCCTGGCGGGTGCGGAACATGGTGCCGATGAAGATGAAGTCGGTCATGAACTGGTCCTCGCCTGGCCCTGGGTAGTGCAGGCCGGGGCGGTAGGCGTGCGGCATGTAGAGCGCGGGGATGCCTGCCTCGTCATACATGGAGATCCGCAGCGGGTCGTTGAGCAGCACCAGGTCAGCGTGGTGGGCGCGTTCCAGCTGGCGGGCCTCCTCGTACGGCGACTCGGTGAACAGGAGTACCACCTTGATGCCACGTGAACGCATCACGTCCATGAAATCGGTGGGGATGAAGAACGCCGAGATGATGATCACCACGTCGGGCCACCACTGGAAGCAGGTGGCGTAGATCCCGTTCGCGGACACCCCGATCACTGCCGCCTTGTCGCGGAAGGCTTTCTTGAACTGGGGGCTGCCCTGCTTGTCGTGGTTGCCGGTGTAGAGGTAGGCCGAGTCGTGGAACGCGATCCGGTCATCGAGGTTGTAGTCCCGGCAGGCGATACCTGCCTCGATGAGGGCTTCCTGCCAGCCGGCGTACACGTCGTGGACGGAAAAATTTGGGCCAGGGTGGACTATTAGTACCCGCTTAGGGATCTTCACGATTCTCCTCTGGCTGCGTCCTTACGGCCTGGCCCAGTATCGGCCACCATGAGTTCCAGGTTGTGGCCGGCCACAAGAATGGGGAAGTCCGGGGCCAGCTTCAGGTAACCCCGTATCCGCTGGGCTACGATCTGCGCCTGCGCCGACGTGACATCAGTCGCATCCACATAGGCAACGATCCGGTCGCCAGGCTGAATGCGCCAACGGTGGATTTCGGTGACCTCGGGCAACGTCGTCTGGCCCGGCCCACTCGGGCCTCCGTAGTAGGGCATGCGATGGCCGTTCATGGCGCATTCCATCGACGGGCAGAGGTGGCCGCTCATGCCGCCAGCACCGTAACGAGTATCTGGGCACCGAGATACTGCTGGCCAGCCCATTCCATCAGTCCGTATCCCCTCACCGAATCCATGTTCACTGATTCTGCCGCACCGCCGAGCCGGGGATTAGCCAGAATCGTGGCTGCCACCGAATATTGCCCGGTGGTCGCCAGGTAGGAGTTGAGCTGATTCACCGACGAAGAGTCCTGGGCGTACTGGGTGAGCAGCACGACCCGCAGCAGGTAACTGATCCCGCCGCCCATCGTGTCGAACCGCAGCGACTGGGACGGCTGCGGCATGACGACTGCCATCGGCGGGTTCACCTGGGATGTGAACCCGGAACTGACTCGCAGGCCGGGGATCGTGTCGAGCACGGTGGCGAGCCCATTGCAGACGGCGGTGAGATCAGCCACGGCCGGGCCTCTTCCCCAGGTAGAAGTGGTGGGCCTTGAGGACATCCTCCTCGGTCAGGTGCCCGTCAGGGTGGTGCTTGCGGCACACTTTCGTCCCGGCTGCGGTAGCGTGCCGCCCGATCCGCCAGCAGCCATGCACTTCACAGTTATGGGAGCGGACCACCCCGAGCAGGGCACCGACGATCGACAGGTAGGCCAGGTCAGACCCGATGCCGGACCAGAACAGGTAGTGGGGGCTGTTGCCGTCGCCGTTGCGGAACCCGAACTCATTCTGAGCCCAGTGGATAATGGCGAACCGCCAGAGCAGCACCGCCGTGGTGGCGGCGAACGCGACGAAGAGCAGCACCGCCGCCCGTCTGGTCATATGCCGACCTTGCGCATCGGTGAAGCGTAGTCGCAGAGCAGGCTCGCCACATAGGGGTTGCCGCCACGCGGGAGCCGGACCATGCCGAACTCCGACGAGCCGGCCAGGCCGAACGGGGAGTCTTTCAGCTTGAACAGCTCGCTGGCGATCTGGAGGGCAGCCTGCTTCACCCGGTACGGCACCGCTGGCCAGCCCCACACACCGACGATCTGGATACGGTCGAGCCGGCTGAACGGCCATGTGTAGGGGAAGAACTTCCCGCCGCCGGCCGCGTTGATCGCCCGGATCTGGGTGTAGGGACGGGCCTCGCCGGTCACGTTCTGGTTGAACTCCCACATCCCGAAGGCCAGCTGGAAGTCCGTGCCTTGCGTCCACGGCTGCTCGAACACGCCGTCGCCGTCCTGGTCGGTGGCCATCGACGTTACTGAAACGAGATCATCGACGGGCAGATCCCAGATGTCGTACGGCATGTAGGTGCGCGTCTCGGCGATCTGGTAGAAGAACCGGCCGGTGTAGCTCTCCACTGCCCTTGCCGCTGCCTGGACGGCCAGCTCCAGCTCGAAGTCGCTGACCGTGTCGGTGATGTTCAGCCGCGACTTCAGCTCCTCCACCGACGTGTAGAGCTGGTTAATCGTTGCGGCGGGGTTGACAGTCCAGGTGCCCGCATCCACTTCAGACGCGGTGCCGGTGCCGATCCACACGAATCCCCACAGGCCCACGATCGTGGAGCCGATGAGCAGCTGGTAGGTGCCGAGGGAGAGCCTGGTGATGTCAGCAGGAGCCGAGCCGGCGAAGGTGTGGGTGGTGGCCACGCCCGTGGGGTCGGTGATCACACAAGAAATGGCAGTAGGGTCGGCTGGACTGCCGCTGACCTGGAAGATCATCTGCAAGGTGGCAGTGTCGTTCCCCGCCTGGTTCTGGAAGAACACGGTCGCGCCCATGCGGCTGCCACCCTCGGTCAGCGCGGCCTGCCTGTGGCCAGTTTAGTCCGGCCACTCACCTGCATAAATATCGTGCTGCCGGTCATATTCGGTGAGCTGGTAGACCACGTTCCGGTCGCGGGCACGGATGGTGACGATGCTGCCGATGCCGACCCGGCCACTACTCACCTCGGTGAACGGCAAAGCCTCACCCCGGCGCACCCTGCGGAGCAGGAAACCACTGAACAGGGCGCGGGGCTCGGCATGGACGACCTCCAGCCAGGGGTCACCACCCGGTTCCCAGTGGCTGCGCAGGATCAGCCCGTCCTGCTCGCGCCATAGTTCAGCCATGAAGACTCAGCTTACCGAGGCCACTCCGCCCCCGGTTTCGCCCACGGTGGCCAGGCCATCGTGGGCGTCGAAGACGGTGGCTATACCGGTGTTCACGTCGGACACGGTCGCCGTGCCGGTCGCCGGGATGAACACGGGCGGCGGCGGCGGCACGAATGGACGCCATTGCTGCGGGTGCTGGAAGTGCTTGCGCCACACCCCACCTGGCTGTGCGAACGTGGCGGCGGCGGCGGAAGCGGACGCCGGTGTCAGATTCTGCGCCGTGCCGGTGCCGGCGGCCAGCCCGGCGTTGACGGTGACTTGCGGGTTAGGCCCAAGCGCCGCACCGGACGCGCTGGCCAGTCCCGCGTTCGGCGAGACGAAGGCGGTATTGGTCCCGTTGTCCTGGCCGGGGGCGGTACCGCTGGCCGTCGCATTGGCTGCGTTCGGTGAGACGAACGCAATGTTCGCCCCGTTGTCCTGGCCGAGCGCCGTCGCGGTCGCGGACGCCAGGCCCGCATTAGCGTTGGTGGAGGTAACTATCACCGGGGCCGGCGGGACGAACTGCTGCGGGTGGTGGAAGAAGTGCCGCCACACCGCGCCGGGGTACGCCTGGGCCGGGGGGGGGCCTGGGATTGTGGTGGTCGCGTCGAGCGCAGACGCGACGGCGGTAGCGGTCTGGGCATTGACCGTGACCGCCGGTTCGTTGGCCCCAGTGTCGTTGCCCAGCGAGGTGCCGGTCGCTGGTGCCATCGCAGCGTTCGGGGACACCATGGCGATGTTTGCGCCCGCGTCCTGCCCGAGGGCGGTGCCGGTGGCCAGCGCCACGGATGGGTAGACGCTGAACGGTGCTGGCGGGATGAATTGCTGCGGGTGCTTAAAGAAGTGCCGCCACACCGCGCCGGGGTACGCCTGGGCCTGAGCTGCCCCCGGCACGGAGGAGGTGGCGTCCAGGGCAGTTGCGGTGCCCCCTGCCAAGCCCGCGTTGACGGTGACCGCAGGCTCGTTGGCCCCGGTGTCGTTGCCAAGCGAAGTGCCCGTAGCGGGAGCGACGGCTGCGTTCGGCGCAACCGAGGCGTCAAAGGTTGCGTTGTTGTCCTGGCCAAGAGCGGTCGCGGTCGCCAGCGCCGGGGCCGGGTAGACGTTAAATGGTGCCGGCGGTACCGGTTGCTGCGGGTGGTGGAAGAACTTCAGCCAGACCGGGCTGGGCTGCGCCCGCTGTGGCGGATAGGCGACACCGGGCAGCATGTCCCCGGTGTCGAAGCCACGGGCAGTGCCGGTACCGGCAGCCACCGCAGCATTCGGGGACACCATGGCGATATCCGCGCCAGTGTCCTGTCCGAGGGCCGTACCTGTGGCGGACGCGACCCCAGCATTCGGCGCAACGATGACATCGAACGTCGCGTCGGTGTCCTGGCCGAGCGAGGTAGCAGTACCCGATGCGAGGCCAGCGTTGACATTGGTGACCGTCGCGCCAGCTGGGGCCGGCGGGGCGAACTGCTGCGGATGCTTGAAGCGCCGCAGCCAGGTCCGGCCGGGCAGCGCATAGCCCGCAGACGCCGCCGGGGTGACGGGTGGCCCCTGGAATACCAGCACCCAGTCCGGGTCGCCGGCCGAGTTGTTCCCCAGCGGGGTGGAGTTGAACGTGGACCCCGGAGTGGCCGCCTGCGTGGCCAGTGACAACGGGTCCACCCAGGTCGCGGTGTACCCGGCACCCAGTTTCGTCTGGTCGATCGTGATCGACATCGCGGCTTTGCAGTAAATGACCGCGAGCGTCCCGGCGGGGGTGACCGACCCGGCAACGTATGTACTGCTGTTGCGGAAGTTGAACGCGCCGCCCGGCGCGTCGCACGTTCCCCGCGTGCCCCGGCCTGCGGTAATGAACACGTTCCCCGTGTCGGGGATCAGCTTGTTCCAGTCGGCCAGTCCCGAGAAGAACGACGCGATCTGCCCGACCCCCGACGTGGTAAACGTGCCGTTCGGGTCGGTGGTCAGCCACGAAACAGAACCAGAAGCCCACTGCCACAGCGACGTTGGGCCTACTCCGATGAGCGATGGCCCGGACGTGGACGGGAATCCGCGAGACCCCGACGACAGCGCCCACCAGACGAAGTTGCGGATCGCCCGGTCCGGGGTCGTCCCGGAGCCGGAGTCGCCGTAGTACACCCCGTCGCCGTACACCGGCGGGATGTGCGGGAACGAGCCGCCCTCTTTGTAGGAGGCCTCGCAGCCGAAGTACGGCGCGTCGTAGGAGTACACCCAGTTGTAGGTCGCGTTCGGCACCCCGAACGCGCCGGAGAACGCCGTCCCGTTGTCGAACTCGATGTGGCTGTTGCAGTTGGTGAACGACTCGGTGGAGATCAGCGGCCGGGCGTCCCCGGCGCCCTGCATCCCGGTCAGGATCGCCTGGTAGAACGAGTCGTTGGGGCCGTCGTCGTCGTCGCCGAAGAACCAGAACACGTGCGGGTACGTGGCCTGCGGGTACCGGGCCGTCAGGGCGGCACCGAACGCGGTGCCTTGTGTGTTGGTGGCGTTCTGCCACACCGATCCGGCGGAGGAGATGTCGTAGGACTGGGAAATGTTGAGGAAGCAGGCGACGCCCTGGCTTCTCGCGGCGGTGAACAGGTAGTCGATCCGCGTCCAGAACGCGCTGTTGAGGGTGATCGTCTCGGAGCCGGTGGCGATAGCGCCCGGCGTGCCGTTGATGTTGAGCGGGTAGATGCCGTCCCACGTCCGGCCACCGGACAGCGCGGTCGTATCGACATGGACGTTGTTCCACGCGATGCCATACCAGGCGGTGTATCCCTGCGCGGCCCGTGCGGCGAAGTAGGCGTCCATGTCGGACTGCCAATTGCCGCTGTTCCACCGGCCCGCATTGCTCGGCAGCAGCCACGCCTGCTCGATCACCATCAGTTCCGGGGCGCCGAACTGGTTAGTGAACCATGAGTTGTACCCAGTGCCGCCGAGCCCTGCGGGGTACGGTTTCAGGCCATTCGCAGTGCCGGTCGCAGTGGCGGTCTGCGCGGTGACCCACGCGAGCGGCGGCGGCCCCGACAGCTGCTGCTGCTGCGGCCACTGGAAATGCTTCCGCCAGGTTCGGCCGGGGTTGAACTGTGGCGCGGCGGCGGCACTGACCGTGACGATCTGCTGCGGGCCAAGCGCGGTCGCGGTCGCGGTCGCGGTGATGGGGTTGGCCTGGGTCATCACCGGGCCGGGCGGCTGCTGGTTAAAGAGCTGCGGCTTGCGGAATTGTCTCAGCCACGTCCGGCCGGGGAGTGCCTGCACACCCGGCGGCGGCGCTGATGGCAGCACCTCGACGGCGAGCACAGCCCACGGGTCGCCGGAAGCGGTCAGCGTCCACGACACCGTGACACTGCTGCCGGTCGCCGGGGCGGTCGAACCGGCCGCGTTGCCTACCGCATCGCCCGCGCTGCCCCGGAGGTTCTCGATGAACCGCGACGTGTTCCCCGACGAGACGATCGTGTCACCGGTACCAAGGAACCCGGCGATCAGGTTCCCGCTGGTGTTACTGGAGACCGCCACACTGCCAGTGACCGACGTGCCTGACGCAGTGAACGGCGTGGCCACGCCGCCGGCGCCAGAGAATGAGATCGAGCCAGCGGACAGGTCATCGGGTGTGCCACCGGCTGCGGTGACCAGGATCGTGTGGTTCCCGGACGACCGGCCGCCGATCGACCAGACCTGCAGGAAACCGGCGGTCTGCGCGTCGGACTCGACCCGGCCCAGCGAGGTCATCGCGGTGCCGTCGCACGTGCAGGTCATGCTGAACGCGGCGTCGCTGGGCGCGTCGAGCGCACAGCCCACCAGGAGCGTCACACCACCCGCGACAGCGGCATGCGTCCACGTCAGGGTCGTCTGATTGGTGTTGCCGGTGCCAGCGGCGGATGGCCCTACGGCGTCAAAGGCGACTGCCATGCGGAGGTCACCTCACCGTCGCTCGCTCACCCCCGGTGGGCCGGGATAGCGGCCTCCCTTAGTTCAGGCCGAAGATCAGGAAGTTGCTCATGGTGAGCGACGGCGCGTTCGTGGTCGCGCTCCACCAGGCGTACACGTCGATGTAGTAGGCGTTGGTGTTAGTGATCGTCACACCGGTCTGCGGGGCACCGATCATCGTCACGCCGGCCGCGCTGGTCGCACCGTTGGAGGCGAACGTGGGCGCGGCGGCGTTGTTGCCCGGCCCCCAGAAGATGTGCCCGACCGCGTTCAGTTTCGAGTTGGCACCCGAGCCGAGGGCCGAGCAGGTGACCAGTACCTCGAACTCCCAGCAGCCGTTAGTGATCGACACGACGGGGGTGATCGCACCCGACTGCGCCATGATCGTCAGCTGCGTGCCCGCCGTGGTGTCCATGTAAATGGCCATGGTCAGGGTGTCGGCGGTGGCACCGAGGGTGAAGAACCCGCCGCCCTTGAGGAGCAGGGACTTGCCCGTGCCCGTACCCGACTGCTGCGTGAAATACGCGGCAGGCAGCTGGTAGGGAAGGATGGTGGTCGAGTTCGCGGACAGGATGCCTGTGGTAGCTGTGTTAGTTACCGCCGGGGCGGACGCAGGCATCGCATACAGCAGCTCACACTGCGTGCCGGTGTAGAAGCTCACCTGTGGCCTCCTGAAGCCAAGATCCGGGTGAATGAATCCCGGCGGGCTCCAGCCAGGCACCCGTGGGGCTACCACGGGCTGCGGCCAGCAGAAGGACAGCGTTGGCCTAAGCCGTCCTGCGGCCAATACTACAGCGTAGGCTCCCCGTATGCGGATACTGCTCGGCTACACAAAGGCGGGTCTTGATCCCGATACCCGCGATCAGGTGGCCGGGCTACCCGGGGCCGAGCTGGTGGACGTGTCTGCTGACGATTTCGCCTACTGGCGGGCGATCGAAGAGCGGTGGACCGGTGATGAAGATCTGCTGATCATCGAGCAGGACATGATCATCCACGACGGGGTGGTGCCGCAGCTGCTCGCCTGCCCGCAGCAGTGGTGCGTCTTCCCCTACCCGATTTTCAACTCGGGCCAGCGGCTCACCCAGGGCCTCGGCTGCACCCGTTTCGGTGCTGCCCTTCAGCGGCAGATCCCCGCCGCCGAGTTCGAGCGTGACGGCAAGCTGCGCAACATCATCGACCCGGACCTGACCGGTGTCCCGTGGCAGTTCCTGGACCTGGTCATCGCCGGGCGGCTGCGCCTCGGGCACGGGCTGAAACCGCACGTCCACACCCCCGACGTGGAGCACCGTCATGACTATTCCGGGCCACCGACGCTTGGGCCGCCCGGGTTCAAGCGCCATCCCGGTGAGCCGGCGAAGCATCCTGACGATGACCCGCTGGCGGTGTATCACCGCCCTATCCCGGTCATGTTCGACCCGGTGCGCCAGCCGGCCGGTATTCAGGTGTATGGCGCGGAGATGAGCGAGGTCAGCTGCCCCGATGATGCTGCCCGGCTGGCTAACGCCCTCCAGGCCCGCTACATGAACGCGGACGGCTCACCGCGCTACGTGCCCGCCCAGTACGACACCGACCGGCCGCCCGCTTTGCGGTTCGCCAGCGACAAGGTCTGGCAGGGCTATCTGCCGTCCTACCTGAAGATGGCAGCGGAGATCGGCACCGCCGGCCGGGTGTGTGAGATCGGCGTGCTGCGCGGCGAGTCACTGCATATGTGGCAGGCCCTGTTTCCCGGTGGGGTCGTCGCCGGGGTGGACCGTAGCAAGGAAGCCGTGTGGCCGCAGGAGAGCGTGCAGATCATCGCCAGCCAGGAAGATGACGATCTGCCCAGTAAGCTCGCGGCGGTCTGCCCTGCCTGGGATCTGATCGTGGATGACGCCTCCCACCTGGGGAAGCTGACCCGCATTACCTGGGAGCTGCTGTGGCCGCTGGTGGAGCCCGGTGGCTGGTATGTGATCGAGGACTGGTTCGTCGGCTACGGGAACCACCCGCTGCACGCCGGTGACCATTCGATGATGCGCACCGCCGAGTCGTTCCTGGCGCTATTCAGTGAGCAGGGCGGTGAGGTGGAGTCGGTGGAATACCGTTACGGGCTGATCATCATGCGGAAGGCACCCGCCAGTAGCCGTAGTCAGCCTGCCAGATAGGCGTGGTGATGCCGTACTTCGCCCGGTATTCGGTCACTGCTTCGCGGCAGGATTTGAACCACCAGTCGTCAATGATGACGAACCCGCCGGGTGACACCTTCGGGTACAGGGCTTCCAGTGCAGTCATGGTCGAGGAGTACAGATCGCCATCGAGCCGCAGCAGCGCCAGCCGCTCGATGGGGGCGGTGGCCAGGGTCTCATCGAACCAGCCGGGCAGGAACTGGACCTGCTCATCGAGCAGGCCGTAGCCAGCGAAGTTCGCCTTCACCTCATCGAGCGGCACGGCCAGCTCGGGCATGTCGAACCAGCCCTCCTCGCCGCCATGCTCAACGCTGGGCATCCCCGCGAACGAGTCCGCCACCCACACGGTGCGGCTGGTGTCACCGTGGGTCTTGAGGATGGCCCGCATGAAGATGCAGGCCCCGCCGCGCCACACCCCGGTCTCGATCAGGTCACCAGGCACGTCGTCGGCGAGGATCTTCTCCACGCACTCCTGAATGTTGCCCAGCCGCTCCAGGCCGATCATCGTCGGGGCATGAACCGGCCAGTCCGCACCCCGGGCGCGGTCATACCGGCTGAATTCGCTGCGATGGTTGTTGCCGTACACCGGGATGCAAGGGTCTTCGTCCTTGATCCCGGTGAGGGACAGCTTCAGCAGTTCCAGATCCATTAAGTGATCGTAAACTGCATGATCCCGTTGCCAGACCAGACGACCGTGAAGGTTCCGGCCGTCACGGACTGTGATCCGCCGAAGTAATTCCAGCAGAACGCATGGGCACCGGCTGCGGTGTTGTCATACACCAGGTCGCCGAAGACGGCGGTTAGTGTCGCCGCGTTACCGGAAGCGGTGTTGGCCGCGCTGAGCTGCTGCGTGCCCGCGCCGAACGTGTTGGTCTTCGAGGCGAGAGCGACACCACCCTGCGCCCACTGGCCGGCCTGGAAGATCTCGTTCGCGGTCGCCCACGTGCCGACGTTGTAGGCGTTGTTGGCGAACGTGTCGTTCTTGTTGGGCGTGACCGAGTTGTTATACAGGGCCACCAGCATCGAGTCGGTGGAGTAGGCGACTGTGGCAGCCGGGTCGAAGACATTCTTCACCTGCGCCGCACTGATGTTAGATGTTGCCCAGGCCATGGGTCAGCCTTCCTGTTGCGCGGACGCGGTACCGGGGAAAACGGCGCAGTCGTTGCTGCCGTCCCATCGTTCGGTGATCACGGACATGACAGGCCGGCCGTCAGTGTCGGTGCGCAGGCCCTGCTCTGGACCCACGTAATCCTCGCGGTCAAGGGCGTGCACGTTGCAGCGGGTGCCCGCTTCCACGTAGGGCGCGAAGATGCCCCGCAGCCCCGGGCAGTTGTGGAACGGGATGTGCGGCTCCGCCTCGGTCGTCAGGTGGGTGGCCGGGCAGTTCGGGCATTCCCACCGGGTCTCAGCGTGCAGCAGCGGGATCATGGCCATTCACCCCCGCCAGCTTCGAGGCGGTCAGGTCACGCAGCAGCCGCAGCCCGTCAGCAATGACCCGGCGCACCGTCTTCTCGTCAGGCTCGGGCATGCCAATCGGCACCGTGTGGCACAGGCGCGGCTCACCGAGGATGGGGTTGCGGGTGGTGATCGCCAGGTACCAGCCGGGGACGATGACGTTCGGTGCACCTGGGGCAGGGACAGGCACCCAGGTGACCGCGATGCGGTACTCGGTGCCGAAAGCCTGCTGGGCGATCTCATCGAGCGCCCAGGCTTTCACTAGCTCATCAATGCAGGCCGCAGTCACCAGTCGTACTCTCAATCGACGGTGCGGCCTGTTACGGGACAGCTTAGCGCGTCATCACTTCGGCTTGTTAGGGCTGCCCGGAGGCCGGCCTGGCCCGCGCTTGCGCATCTCCATGGGAAGGTTCTCTTCACTCTCCTCTGCCCCGGCGGGCGGGGCCACTGCCTGGGCAGCTGCGGGCTCTGCGCGTACCTCCACGGCAGGGTCAGGCGGAGGTGCGGCGACCTCCACCTTGCGCTCTTCCGCTACCGGTACCGCCAGTCCGCCGGCGACCAGCTCGGGGCCTTCCCAGTCGGGTACCTCGAACTCCGCCCCGAAAGCCGGCCAGTCTGAGCCGTCGTGGCGGGGGCCGCTCATCTGCTGGATCATGCGGACTTTCACGTCAGTACCTCCTGGTACGCGGCGGCCCACCTATGCCAGTTGCCCTCAATCGTATGCTGGGCAGCCAGCTCGCGGGCTTTGGCACCCATGCTCTCACGCAGGTCAGCGTCGGCCACGAGTTCGCGGATGCGGTCCCGCCACTGCTGCTTGGTGGTGACCAGGAACCCGGTCACCCCGTCGATGACGAACCCTGGATAGGGGCCGAAATCGGAAGCGACGACGGGGATGCCCATCGCCGCATATTCAAGGGCCTTCAGGTGGCTCTTGGAATAGTTGAACCGGGTGGGCGCAAGTGGCGCGAGCCCGATGTCGAAATCGAGGCTCTGGGCCATGCCCAGGCAGTAGTCAGCCGGGTTGTCCACCCACTTGGTGTGGTAGGCGTGGTTGTGGCCAAGGGTGGGCCGGTAGTCCACTCCCACCACGTGCAGCCGCAGACTGGGGTCGCGGTCGAGAACCTTGCGCACCGAGGTGGCGATCGTCGCAATGTCCATGGCGTGGCTCGCGCCGCCGGCGTAGCCGATCGTCACATGCTTACTGCGCTTGCGCTCGGTGGTGAGCACTGAGGCGGGCAGGTAGTTGCCGATCACCTTCACGTTGGGATGATCGGTACGCGCCCGGACTGTCTCGGCCAGCGCCTCGGTGGTCACGGTCACCAGGTCGGAAGTGACGATGGAGCTTTCAACCGCGTCGATCACCGACAGCCGGCTGAACACGCTGTAGGCATTGAAGTTGGTCACATCGACGTTCCACACGTCGTCGTCTATCTCGTAGGCGAGCCGGTGGCCCTGCCGCAGCCGCCGCCACGCCCCGAGCACCTGCGGGCGGTCCAGCCGTTCACCGACGATCAGCCGGTAGCCCGCCACCTCGGCGGGTGGGGTGAACGCCTGATAATGCACCTTCCACCCGTGGGCAGCTAGCTGGTCGAGGGGGAGAGTGATGCGGAAATACCCACAACCTGTGGGCATCGGGTTGCCCTCGGCCTGGGCATCATGAATACCCCAGACGCTTGGGGTGAAAGGAGGCGGTGCCGCCGTTGGAGGCTTGGCTTCCGTACTTCCTTTGGACGGCTCCGTCATTCCGTCAGCCTAACGGTAGGCGCTCGGCCACACATCCACTGTCACCCACGGGATGAACTGGGCCTCGACGCCCTTTTCCATCCACCTGTTCACCAGCCGCCAGTCTTCCATCGTGTCGGGTGGCCCCCAGGTGGAGATCTCCAGCAGCTCCCGCCGGTGCATGATCATGGGCGTGCCGATGGCGCAGGGGGCGACTTCCCCGGTGCCGACGATCCCCGGTGGCACGTTCGGGCTCGCATGGACGGCCATCTGGGTGTATGCGAACCCGATCTCTGGGTGATCCTCCAGTGCCCGCACCAGCTGGGCACAGTGATCGAGCCGGTAGGAGTCATCGTCATCGAGGTAGGCGATCAGGCCGGCGGTGGCTAGTTCCAGGCCACGCAGCCGGGCACGTGTCCCCCACCGGGGAACGGGGTTCGGCGGCAGCTGGTCGAAGACGACCGGAATATCG